ATCAATGCGTGGTTCACGCTGAGCAGCCAAATGGCGTTTCCCCTGGTATGCCTCCAATACAACACGCTTCAAATCGACGTCACCATACGCCCGGTCCGCGAACTCTACACCATTCGCGACGTTACCGATAGCGCAAACGGTTGGCCATACGTTCAATCCAACTATATCTTGCCTGAACACCAGTTTTACAGGTTTCTACAAACCCCACCCGATGTTGAACTCGCCACCGAATCGTTTGGAGACAAACGCACCGACTGGAATGCCGACGTTCATTTGATTTCAACCTACGGGTTTCTGTCTGCAGAGGAAACCGCAGCGTTTGCGGCGAATGAACAGAAGTATTTGATAAAGGCGGTATACGAATGGGATTACAAGGGCGTTACGGGAAACACGCGCGTCAAGCTGGAGAATTCGCTGGGGATGGTTGCAAACTGGATGTTCTTCTTCAGGCGCAGCGACGTTGCGCTTCGAAACGAATGGAGCAATTATACTAATTGGCCATACGAATATCTGCCCTACGACATTATTCCGGGGCCCGAAACGTTTACTGCACAGAACGCTTCGAATGGATGGAAACCCAAAGTGGTGTTGGAGAACGGAACTGTCACCAATTCCAGAACAACGTATATACTGGGGCCGGGTCGAAATCCGTGCATGGATGAAGCCGGTCGTCCAGAACCCAGCGCATCCACCAATCGACGTTCGGGTCTCCACATCACCGGCACGTTTGAAGGTGAGAATCAGCGGGAGATTTTAAATACGATGGGCATCATTTTAAACGGAAAATATCGAGAGAATATACTGGATTCCGGTATATATAACTACATTGAAAAGTATGTTAGAACTAACGGTAATCCGCCACCGGGGTTATACTGCTATAATTTCTGTCTTAGCACAGACATGCAGGACTTACAGCCATCGGGGGCAATTAATATGAGCAAGTTCACGCAGATTGAGCTCGAGATATCCACAATTTATCCAACGCTGGATACCAATGCATCATTCCACACCATTTGCGACCCGACTACCGGGTTACCCATCGGTGTTAATAAAACAAACTGGCGCATTTACAACTACACGTTTGATATGACCGTTATGGAAGAGAGATATAACGTGCTGACATTTGCATCTGGGAATTGCGGTCTAATGTATGCTCGATAGCTGCGGAAGCGCCTTGGTATTCTCATTCTCTCGTGTTTATAGATTTATAATTTTTATTTATAATTTATAAACTATTTAAACAATTTAAACAAACAACAATATCTAATTATAACACGAGTAACGTATCTTACACACCACCTCATCCTTCTCGATTTTCGTCATATTCTTAATGACTGAATCACAACCAACCGATGGCGCCGCAAATCACCCCACATTCAGCGCCGACACAACTTCAAACGAATTCACTACCTGGGAAGACGTAGATGAACTGAACCCACAGCTGCTTCGCGGTATATATGCTTATAATTTTGAAAAACCGAGTCATATTCAGCAGAGGTCCATCCTGCCCATCATGCGCGGCCACGATGTTATCGCGCAAGCACAATCCGGCACCGGAAAGACAGGCGCATTTGGTGTTGCAACCCTTCAAGCAATTGATATTGACCCAAAAAAGACCGATGTACAGGCGCTTGTCATGGCACCCACACGCGAACTGGCAAAACAAATACACGATGTGATTACGAGCTTGGGAATCCAGATGACCGGACTGAAGGTTCAGCTCCTGGTCGGCGGAACGTCCACCGACGATGACGCGAAACTGCTAAAAACAGAAATGCCACAAATTGTGGTCGGATGCCCGGGTCGCGTATTCGATATGATTCGCAGACGCAATATAAATGCTCGCAATATCAAGCTGCTGGTGTTGGATGAAGCCGATGAAATGCTGTCATCCGGGTTCAAGGACCAAATATATAACATTTTCCAGCACCTCAGCAACAATGTCCAGGTGTGCCTGTTCAGCGCCACAATGCCGCAGGAGCTACACGCTTTGTCCGAGAAATTTATGCGCAATCCCGTGAAAATTTTGGTTCAGGCCGAACAGCTCACACTGGAGGGTATCTGCCAGTACCACATTGCACTGGAAGATGACGACGGAAAGTTTGCTACGCTGCAAGACCTTTTCAAGACCATATCCATGTCGCAATGCATTATTTATTGCAACAGCGTAAAGCGAGTATCGGATTTGACGGAGGCCATGGTCCTCAAGGGATACCCGGCTTGCTGCATTCACAGTGGAATGGATAAAGATGCGCGTGACGACGCGTATGTGAATTTCAAGGCAGGTAAATACCGTGTCCTCATTTCTTCTGACGTTACTGCGCGCGGAATCGACATTCAGCAAGTGAGCACGGTCATCAATTTCGACCTTCCTAAAAGCGTGCACACGTATTTGCACCGCATCGGTCGTTCCGGCCGTTGGGGTCGCAAGGGGACCGGTATCAGTTTTGTCACTCGACGCGACATTCGGCAGATTAAAGAGATTGAGACATACTACAACACAAACATATGCGAGCTGCCATCTTCATTCAAGGCTGAGTAGAGTAACGGTAACAACGTAACTCTGTAATTAATTACTGGATTACTGAATTATTACCATTTGTATATTTGTTGGATTGCCAATAAATATATAAAATATTATAAGAATAATACCATATACTTTTACAAAAACGCTATAAACACGATATTCCTTGAAGCAAAGAATCTGCCATGTCATCTTTTTTTTTGTGTGATTCAAATGCCGTTCTCCAACGTTGTATATCTGCATCCGTCATTCCAGTTACAGGTAGGGTTCCTGGTTGTGTCGTCGTCTGTGATAACATGCTCCGAACACACGCAATACCAGTTTTTTTACGATCGTCATAGGTGTCAATTTCGGCATCCGCGTTAATAGCCGACCAGGCCTTCAACTTGTTTGTTGCAGATATATACGAGATATTGGTCTTTGAAACGCCACGCATTAAAAAGTATTGCGTAACCATCCCCTGAACCGTTTTCATTCGGGTAGCTATTGGACTGATTTGATTTTCAATTACAACTCGGTTGGGCATGTAGTAGTGCAGACCTCCTTCAGCAGTTTCAGAATAGAACAGCTTGTCGAACTTTTGCATAAGATTATATCCAACCGAAATGAGAGAAACAGAATCCGCGGCGCATGGTTCCGTTTCCAATGCCGGAAGTTTTTTACTTATTGAACCGGACGTTAATAGCTCTGTTATATCCGATACACAAGATGCGGTTGCATGGTCATATGGAAATAAACAACGGGTTCTTAAAATGTGTGTTGCTATTTTCGCGAGTTCAGACTTGGTGCGTTTTATTTTTGGGTCGGGTGGTGGTTCTGTTTCGTATTCGCTTTCGCAGCCAGTAACATGCGTCGTAAATGATTCGCAAAATTCGATTAAGTGATTGGTTGAGCCGGATTTTAATAATTTCGCGATTTGAGGCGGGGTCATGGCAATAACCTGTCTTGGTTCTGCTACAGGCGACGAGTGAATAGCGTGTCGCTTGCACGTAAATATCGGCACGTCATCCAAATACGAGTAATAAAAATACGCGGCCTTTGATTTGCACTGTGTTATTGCAGCGTTGGGCTTATTTTTGGTATGGTTATGGGTATGATGGCAGCATACCGAGTGCGATTCTGCACGCTGTAACGATGCTGCTTCTTCCTGCTCGCTTTGAGATATTCCGACAACATCCCATAACAATATTTCAAATCGACTTTTAGAACTATTAGAACTATCAGAACTATTAGAATTATTCGTATATTGGGTAGTTGGGGTAGTATCTGAAACACGGAGCAAGCAAAATGCAAGATTCTTTATACCCACGTCAATACTGAGTAACTTCATATCTGCCTTTGTTTGTTTGTATGTCTGTTTGTTTGTTTGTTTTTGAATAGTTAATTAACCATAATCCTTTTATTTCTAAATGGTTATGGTTAATATGATGGATGGATGATTATAACCACAAAGTAGAATATTACGGCGGAGCTGGTGCATCCATTGGATGATTGCGTTGAATTGGAATGTCCTTGATGAGCGTTTTATCCGACGGACATTTGATTTCTTTCGCCTCGTATTCGAAACAATTGTTTGCAGAATCCTTGAATTGAAACTCTTTGGAATTGTCGGGGGTGGGGTAAACCACAATTACATGGGGTGCGGGAACCACCACATACACATAGAACAAGCCTATTGCAAGACTGATTAAAAAAATCGGAAATGATACATACTCGAACATATTCATCTAACTATATTCAACTACGAATTACTATTTATTTATTTATTTATTTTACAGTATATTTAAAATACGCAAATAAAATAAATTAAAATATACATATAATATAATTAAATTAATAAATAAATAGTTAGTAAAATCCAGCAAAATATATGGTAAAAACTAAAAGAAGGTCGGGTAGGCGACGACGCAGGAATAAAAATATAAACACGCGCAAGGGTGGAAGCAAGGATAATCCCGCATCATCTCCAAAAAAGAGCCTATCCCCACAAACCGAGTATGACGACGCAGAATTATTTCGCGATGATGATGGTCACGATGATGCTGCTGGAGTTGCTAAACATCGACAAAAGCATACACCACTAACTATTACCACACCGGTTCAAAAACAAATTGACATGTTTCGCGACCTTATGCTGAAACGAAGCGGATCCCCCAGTGGAACTGGAATGTTACCGTGGTCAAGAAAAGGGGTGCTTTCCAAAAGTAGTTTAGCGCGACGCGTAATGCATAGCTTTATAACCGGTTCGCGCCGGCCGGTATATCTTAAGAAATTAATAAGTGGCACGAAAAAACCGCAACAAAAACTTCTCGTAGATATGTTTCGAACAAATTATGCGCCTATAATTAGTGATTTCAGGGCACCAAATAGTATAGCAGTGGACCGTGACGGTAATCTTGCCGTCGTTGATAATGAAAACAATCGCATTTGTGTGTATAACCCGATTACGGGCAGCATTTTACGGTCGTTTACGTTATTTAAATACCCTTCTATTATTTACAGCATCGCGTTTATGTTTGACGAAAGTGGTGGGTTAACGGATGAATTAATTGTTACGGTAATGACTGGTGTAATTTTGGTGAATTACATAACTGGGCAAATTATTCGACATATATACTCATCGGATACATATGGTGAAGTAAGTGACGTCGTTTATGACGGCGCATTTGAAATGAGAGTTAAAGACAAGATATTATATTACAGACAAAGCGGCGCGTATGATAAGGAAAATACTGTAAAAATCCCTGGTTCGGGGCCTATGGCGTATTATACCAAAAATAAATTCAAATATCATGAATCTATTATTGTTGCTGATTCCGTTAAGGGAAATTTATATGAAAAAACGAAGTATGGTGAGGTTTTCCCACTTTTGGATCTCGGAACAGGGACGGGTTGGGGACAATTTAAAGGAATTGGTGGTATTGCAGTCGATTGCATTGGAAACGTCATTGTAACTGATAAAGGTAATCACCGGATTCATATATTTAATCCGGATTTCTCGAAGGCTCGCATAATAGGCAAACCGGGCGATGCGTATGGTGAATTTAATAATCCTACCGGCGTGGCAGTTGACTGTTACGGAAACATTTTCGTATGCGATACTGGAAACAATCGCATACAGGTGATACGTTATCGTGTATGATATGTATAATATGATAGAGCACGTATATGTTCATATTATTTTATATCCTGACGGCAAGAGCGAGGTAATTCCTAAAATTCGTCCAGATTTTACATTCGTCAACGTAGCAGTGCTTAGGTCAGTGTTCGTATTCACTGTTACTCCGTATAGATTCGCTCCAGTCAAATTGCAGGCGTTACTAAATATAGTTGACGATAAGTTTGTTCCCGATAAATCCAGAGATGTCATATTAATAGAAGTATATGTCCCACCTTGACCGACGACGATGATTGATATCGTGTTTCCACTGATAGCCAAAAAATTTGTAGTCGTGGTTTGACTGGTATTTATCTGACTGGAACCGATGCCCACAATTTGTGCCGTAGTTACAGATGAATTTGGTATTGTCACAACGGACGGGTTACCAGATGTATGTGTTCGCGTATACGACTCGTTATTGTTGGTCGTTATATAATTAAATGAAACTGTCGAATTTAAAACATATTTTACGATAACCTGACTCTGTGATGTTGCAAGAGTTGCGGTTGATTTTGAAACCGTTAATGTGAAGGTTGAACTGATGGGAGGAAAAAAATCCGTTGAGTCGACAACACTGGATTGGATTGTCGTAGTGCCAACAGCATTAGCGGTTACTACATATGAATCCGAGGACCCAGAAATTGATGCCACAGATGTATTAGTTGATGTTAAAGTGACGGTTCGGGACGATGCGAAACTGATACCACTGGTTGAAATACTGGAAGTTAATCCTCTTTCTATTGAAGACGACGAAAAGCTATTGCTTATAAAATTATCAGTGGTATAATTTCCAAATTTTATACCAGCGATATAACCAGGAAATCCTTCACCAGAATTATTCTGCCATCCACCAGACGTTACGACACCCGTCGTAACGATTGAAGTCCATAACAGAGAGTTAGTTGTTGAATATGACGCCGCTATAACTAAAGTATTATAGTCTCTCAATACAATTTGTAGACTACTGCCTGTAAATTTAACAATCAGTTGTTTCCAACTCGAATCTGATAGTTTGATATTCGTATTTACTGTGTAGTTACCAACTCTCCAATGTATTAAATTATCTGGAGCCGGAGATATCCATAAACCCCAAGAGCTGGTTCCTGCGTTAGTATACATTGACCCTACGATTGGCTTCCATCGCGTATCGTCAAATTTATCAATATAAAACTGAGTAATATATAGAAACCATGGTGTAGAATTAAAATAAGTACTTCCGGGGAAATTTGTTAATGTTATTACCCCATACACTCGTTCTCCTGCTCCCAGACTACTATAATTATAATAGTTAGTGTTAATGCTTGGACTTAATGACATTATTTGTCTATTATTTGTCTATTTTTATCTAATTTATAAATATATTATATATTTTCTTATACTATCATTATACTATCACGCGTCATTCTTTTGACTTGTTTTTAATTTAATGAACATGGGGTAATATTAATACAATATCGCTTATACAGACAGTATTCTGAACGAGTCGCCGGTGCCACGATTCGTCGGTGTAATCTTCATCGGGAATAACCTCCCTATACGAATATTTTGTGGCGGAGTATACATCGAGTAGATTTACCATCTCATCGCAGTATTTCCGGACTGCAGCTCGAACTATATCCTGTTCAACATTAACCGCTCCAGCCGGAGAAAGCATGGTTTTTATCCCTTTAACAATTTCATCTATGCGCTGTTCGGTGTTTTTTACTATATTCTCGCGCGCCGTATTTGCGACCACGTGGTGGTACTTTTCTCGTATAAGGTCATACATAATGACAGTTGCAGCCTTCTCCGCTTCTAACATAGAGAATTCTTTGATGGTATCTTCTTCCGTGGAATATCCGAATAACAACGTCAGCTTCAATTCGATTGTTTTTTCCTTTATTTTTTCGATTTTTGCATGATATTCCTCCATAAGTGTAGCAAAATTTGCATATTTTGGCTTTTTTATTACGAAATTGGCCTTGCATTTAGAATCTTTTACGCATGTGCTCCTAAGCACGCCATTTTCATTGGTAAAACTCATTCCAGGTTTACCACACAAAACACATGCTCCGATACGCAACGCATCTAATGTATCGCGTGTGAGTGGTTGTTTACCGCCTCGACGGGCTTCAATTTTCTGTTTTATACTTCTTTCATATTGACTCTTTATTGTATAATACTGTGTTATTTTCTCTTCAATATCGCGGTTAACCGCGCTATCATGTGATACGGATGACATGTTATATGTATATATGTATATATTACGGTTGAACGAATAAACAAAATGAATTGATAAATTAAAATAATTTAGGGTTTATGTTGTTATTTTTATTTTATAAAATACTAAAAATATTATAATAAAATGCAATATTATAATATTGAAAAAATAACTAAACGCAAATAGAGATGCCTTCCACGAAATATAGAAATCGCAAAAGTAGGTCGCGCAACCACCGTAGGTCCGCCACACGCCGCAATAGGCAGCAGCAGAGGCAGCAGCAGAGGCAGCAGAGGCAGCAGAGGCAGCAAAGGCAGCAGAGGCAAACCATGTCAGGTGGGTGAGGCGGGGGCGGGATTACCGCATTTTAATTCCATTTCAACTATAATAAGCGCATAGTATGAGTGTTGCACCGCGTATCCACGGTCGTTATGACGGTATTTTGCAAAAGTCGAAAGACAGCATTAAAGCCTGACAAACAATCATTCCTTCAACGTTTATTACTACTACTACTACATAATTACATATCGCGACTATGAAACAAACGGTTCATATTCACGACTTCAATCTTTTCATTCGGAGGAACTGTCATAAAGAGTTTTCGTATATTACCGTCTTCACGAAACCGCACAGTGTAATCCTGCTGCAGCGCGTTTCGTCCAATTCGCCCCATTGCCTGTATCGTTTTTTCTTGAGTCATCGTCGCAAGGTCTTTTCCAATATACCCGTGACAGAACTGGTAATTGGTTCCGTAAATATAGTCAGATGATGCTATAATAAAATACAGCTTCTGATTCTGCGCAAGGCTCTTTATTACGTCATTATATTGCGTGTTGTTGTTGTTGTTGTTTTGGTTATCACCCGAATTAGATATAACGCCAATACCCATAAGGAGAAGCAGCTTCCAACTATTTTCTACAGGCAGCAACATAATGCGCTCCACCGTTTCGGGATCAACATCTCCTGAAAACTTGTTTGTCTTGGCATTCGCGCTTCCCCCGGAAGTCCAATGATGAAAATGTTCGTCGCTGTTTGGAACAAACAGCTCATTCAACGTAACCGTCTTTACTTGCGCACGAAGTTCGCCAACTTTTCCTTGAATTTGGAACAATTCATCAAACCGCTTCATCACCTTTTCGGATTTATCGTTAATGCACATCTTCGAATCCTGGTCCTTTTTACTTATCGTGCGTCCGCCGCGAATGCTGCCACCCGCATCATTGCCTGCACCAGCCCCTCCTCCTCCCCCATTACCTTCGCGTTTTGCTCGCTCATCGTCCAAACGTTTTTCCAATTCTTCGATTCGGTTTGTGAGAACCGCATTGAAATCAATGTCTTCCATAATATCATCAAGAACCGTGTTTGGAATATTGGCTGACTGCAACGCAAAATTCGCAATTTTGTCCACTTCCCCGGTCAAATATATGGTCGGGCCATCGGTAAGCGTGTGTGCATCGCTCGTTGTGAAATAAATACTCGATTTATAAATCGGAACGCGGTCATTCGTCATACTGGCACTGAGTTCAGGCCATACAGCTGGTTTCAAATTTCCGAGAACCTTTAAATAATACACCTTGATGCTCGTCATTGTGATGTCCGATAATTTTCCAGAAAAGTATCTGGAAATGGAGTATTTCGAGGAACTAACAGCGTTTGTCTTGTGGGCTGCGCATATGAATCGAACCACTTCGCGCAAATCAAGATAACGCATAATTGTTTTGTATTGCTCGCAATGCGCAACACTTTCTTGGACGCGCGCGTAATCCTCCTTCGCAAAAATAAAATGTGGCAATTCCACAAGCCCGTTCTTGTTCACAATTGGAATCGACTTTTTGCAGTCGTGACTCACGATGCTGTGAGTTTCGCCGCCCGTAAATTTGGCGTGAAAATCGGATAACGTCCCTTTAATTTCGTGTTCATTGGGAAGAGTTGCTGAAGACAGAACCATATTCGGGATAATATTCTTTGCCCAGGTATTGTGTATAATTGAATGATATGGATGGTCTGTATAGTCCAACATGATGGTCGGCTCGTCCCAATACATCACCAGCTTATCAAGCGGATTGAATGCGTGCATGTAGTGCATGGCGTAAAGGTAGGACTTTATATCGCATATCATGAGCTCCACGTTGTCTCCGACACTATTGTCCACCTTCCTGATTCCACCGGTGCGCCAGTCACGAGTGGCTTCCTTTGCTGAAAAGTAGTGCAACCGAATGTCGTCAATGTTGTTGCACCCAAACGCGAACGCCACCTTCTTTTTCATTGTGATCGCGGATTTGGCAAGTGCGATACCCACGTGTCGCGCCGCGCAGATGAACACAACACGAAACTGCTCCGTTAGACCGAGTGGAGACAGCGTTTTGCCAGTTCCCGTTGGAGCAATGTATAGCACCAATTTGGGACCCGGGCGTTTGATTACCGTGAACAGCTGTTTCTGATGTTCATACAATTGCAAGTTCGCATAACGGTGCACAAACTCATTTCGTTCCACATACTCATACGCATTTTGGATGAACAGCAGCACATTCTCTGTGGCGGATGCTTCAACTTCATAATAGTCTATCGCGTGCGCGATAAACGAATTCACATTTGCGTTTAGGTGTTCAATATTATTATTTAACAGCACCGAAAGACTGTAATAGTAATACATCCATTTTGGTCTTATGGTCCTGCTGCGATTGTATTTATGCTCGAGCATTTTGTCAAATACGCCGAGCAAAATATTTTCATAGATTCCGGACATTTGGGCGGGGTCCGTTTTGATATTTTCGATCCGCATGCGATCTATTTTTTTAATCTCTTTGGCTTGTCCGCGTATTCCATTCCAGCTTGCAAATACATCCTTTTTCAGAGATTCGGATTGTTCGGATGGTTCGGATGGTTCGGACTGTGTCGCGGGTTTGATTGCTGAATGGTCGCATATATTTTTACGATGGCGCTTTATAAGCGTTGAAAGTTCTGCCTTATAAAACGTGCTGTAAAGATGAAAGTGCATCTCGTCTGACGGTTGGATTTTAAGAAATGAAATCAGTGATTGCTGCACCGTTTTGAATATGTTGACGTTTTTAAATCCGCCAATTATCATTCGCATGATGTCCTGCTCTGACTGTGGTTCCGGAATCTCCGTATAATCCCATTCGCTCTTCGAGAGCTTTACTTGGTTGGTTATGTCCTGCGTTTCTACCACCGCTGCGGAAGCAGGTGATACGTGTAATTCATTTGATTTCTCTGGCTGTAACTGCTCCCGCCTTCCAAGTCCAGGTCCAGGTGCGGATATCGCCTCTCCCATTCCACGCCGGCCATCTCCAGCAACGGATATGGAACCGTGGTTGTTGTCAGCATTGGCGTCAGTATCAGAAACACTGCCAGAATGCACATTGTTACTGGTATGAGTATTAATATCGTAATTGATGGGAACATTTTCAGATCGTTGTTGAATAATCGACGACTGCATTTGTATCGAGTGAACGTTGCATAAACATATCGGTTTTTATTTAAACTGTCTTTGTAATTGATTATTTGATTATTTGATTATTTGATTATTATCGATTATATTTTTTTTCTATTTTTAAGTTATATACAGTTTAAATGTCGAATACTAAAAAAGGAAAAAGGGTTCGTAGGGTAAAAAATACGCGTAGTAACAAAAATAACAAAAAAAGGAATGGTGGGGCTGGGGCGTCGGCGTCATCTCCAAAACCAAAAACACCTCCAAAAACAAGAACCGAACG